TACTTGGTAATTTGTAATGGTTACCACCTATTTGTCTCTCAGTAGCCTTTAAATCGCTTCCTAGAGCCTTTAATGTACCCTTTTTGTTCCTCATACAAGCTTTTTTATCCAATTTCCCTTATTATTTAATACCATAGGCAAAAGTCTTGGAATACCATCAACTATCATTCCACAACCCAAAATGAACCTTGTTTTGAAATTTTTAGCATAAGCAAAAGCTAGACTCTTTTGATTTATCAAACAGCCAACATTCATAGCAAAAAATAAATTATCAGGATTAGCCCACCAAGATACTAAAAATTTTGTATGATAATGACCCTGTACTGCTGACATTCCCATAGTCTGAGAAACTTTAAGAATATCTGCTGATCTACCATGAGTAAAAAAACATCTTTGTTTGTTTGGTAAATCAATCGTTAGATCATCAACCCATTTCCATTTTTTAGTACCTAAAAAATCTCCATATTCTTTTAAGAACTCTTTAGACATTCCATATTTTAATGCTCGTCTATAAACTAAACTAGAATGATTAGATTCTACCTCAATCATTTTAGGAAATATTGATTCTAGTTCTCTAATGTAAATTTTTGATTGTTTTAGTTCGTGTCCAGCAGAATATAAATCAGGGTCATGTGTGTGCATATTGATTGCGTGAAAATCTAATAAGTCTCCAATATTAATTACAAAATCAGGCTTATATTGTTTTTTGATTTCTTTTAAAAATTCTATTGAGTCTTTATGATGGTATGGAATATGTAAGTCTGAAATAACTAAAATTCTTTTAAAGGTCATAGATAGACCTATACAACTATTTCGTGAGTAAGTAAAGTAATTGACCTAAAACCAATAGACCGATTGCACCAAGAGAATATAAAATTCTATCAATGTCTTTTTTCATGTGATGTAAATGATTTTTAATTATTAAATCAATTTTTTGATTTACTAATTTAATTCTTCCATCTATCTCTACAAATTTTTCTTTAGTTGTTTTCATCTTTTCTTTTTACGAGTTTTTCTTCTTAAATCAAGATCATGTTTTCTTGACCCACGAGTAAAACTTTTTGCACGAGCTAATGCCCATTGGGTCATACCTATTTTTGGTCGTGAGCCACTTAACCATGCTCCTTGCCCTCTACGATAAACTTTTTTTAATTGTCCTAAAGTTACACCTTTTTTGCTATTAGCCATTCTTTTTAAAGCTTTTAACACAGGTGCAGAAATTGGTTTTTTTCTTACAGCCATTACTTTACCCTCGCTTTAAATAATGATCTTGGTATTCTTCTTCTTGATTTATATAATTTATCCATTTTCTTAATTAAGTTTGCTCTTGCAGTTCTTTTTCTACCTGTTAAACCCTCTAAATATTTGTTTTGAACATCAAGCTTTTTATCTCTTGCTACTTTTCTTCTTTTTCTTTTTTTTGCCACTTCTTCTCCTTTTACGCATTGGTCTTTTATCTAACAATACAGCTAGAGTTGATGTTGTAGTAAAACCTCTCATTTACCTACTGATCTCATAGCTTTATTATGTGCAGATGCAAATGTGCTTCCATTTTTCATTGATCTAGCCATAGACCTCATGTGTTTAAGAGTATGATGTCTTGCGTGTGATCTCATAGTCTTTTGTTGTCTTGGTGTCAAATCTTTAATAATATTCTTTATAGATGCTACTTTGACCATTATTTTTTCTTTTTACCTTTTTTCTTTTTCTTCTTCTTTTTTTTACTCATACCACCATAATGATAAGGCATAATTATCTCCTTTTTTTAGTTTTTTTAGTTTTCTTCATTTTCTTCATAATAGCTTTTTGTAAAGCCATTGGAAGTTTCTTTTGTTTTTTTGTTAGCATAGCTTCTCCTTAGTTAGCAAATTTACCACCTGACCATTTAGCATCAGGTAGTCCATTTGTATATGATTTGCCATCAAATGTTAATACTTGTTTTCTATTAGAACCCTCTTTATAGGAACAATGAACCCAGCCACTATTAGGCTCTCCATCTTTCCAAAATTCTAAAATACATTGGTCAAAATTTACATTGTTAGTCAGCCATAAAGCTACCTGTAAATTAGAGACTCCAGCGATTTCAAAATCAACTGCTTCTCCTTTTGTATGCTGTGATGTTGCTTTACTACCTATTGCTTCGCATAGTTCAGGGCTTCTATAACCTGAGGTAATAATAATTGGCTTATCAAACTTTGCTCGTACAGGCTCTAATACTTCATAGCAAAGATCAGTTAAGTTTTTTATTTCTCCTGAACCAGCTTTATTAGTTATGCCTTTTCTTGTGGCAGTTTGTGATTTTTCAAATTCTTCTAATGTAAAATGTTTTGATAGTTGCATAATAACTCCTAGTTTATAAGAGCATCAATTTCATTTTCTGTTAAACCTAAATCTTTAAGTTTTGATATTGCTGATTCTTTGTCTGATTCTTTTTGTTTTTGAATTATGTCTCTTTGCTCTCGTCTTATTTCAGCTTGTTTTATTTCTTCTTTTCTAGCTGTTTCTTCTGCTTTAGTAAGTTTTACTTTTTTGTTATTTAATATTTTATACATTGCCATAATAAATCCTAACTATTTACAATACCATATAATCTTATTGTGCCATAAATATTTCCACCATCATATTGAAAAGAAATCCCTGAACTTGCAGACGCATCAACATATTGTCCAGCAAAAGTCCAAACTCTTATTGCACTTGGAGTACCCCCTGAATTGTAACCAATATTTGTCGTTGTAAAAGTTGTATTGTGTGTTGTGCTTAAAGGGTTTGATAAAAGCATTTCACCTGTTGTTGGATATTGGGCATTATTTGTTTGATCTGAAGATGAAATTCGCCAATGATTTGCACCATTACTTCCATCAGAATTGGCCGATGTAACTCCTGATGCCCTATACATACCCATACCAGCATACCAATAATTTGATGAAGTAACTACTGAACCACTTTGCATTATTCTCACAATGCTATCTGTATTATTGGTAGCTGGATAAGTAGTATAAATTAATTTGTAATGGTCGTAGTCTGATGTAAAATATCCATTAATGTCTATTGAACTTACATTTGACCCTGTTGCAGTATGAAGGAGACTCATAGCTCCACTTGGAGCATCTACAAATTCTGCTTGTCCGATAGCTGTATTACCACTTCCTGATATGGTTTTAATTTTAATCATTTTATCTACTGCAATTTGGTTATCAGGTAGTTTTATTGTGTAAGATTGACCAGCAGAATGGTCAGGAGATTCAATAGCCACACCATGCGTTCCAGCACTACATAGGAGTCCTAATCGTCCATTTGCAGAACCACTACCTTTTATATCTAATCCTGTTCCTGTATATCCTGTTCCTGTTGATACAAAATTTGCTTTATTTTTTGTTACTGCATTATTTTGTATCTTTGCTTCTATTACTGAATCTGTTGCTAGTTTGTCAGCAGTAACAGAAGTGTTTTGTAATTTTGCAGTTGAGATAGTGTCATCGCTTGGTGTTCCTATATCTAAAACATTTCCATAAACCATTATAAAATTTATGACATCCCCTGTACTTAAAGCCGATGCAAATGTGATTGTAGAGCCTGAAACTGAAAAAGAAGTTATTGGTGCTTGTATTACACCATTAAGAGATACAAGCATATGATTTGCTGACTCAGGTGTAAAATTAACAGACCCACTTTGCATAGTGTATGATGCTTGACCATTGACTACACTAATTGCGTCTAGTTTTACAAAGTTTCCTGTTGCTGGTGTTTTACCTATATAACTCATAATTAATATTGTAGAGAAACACCTGTAACTCTACACTCCTTACTTCCACTTGATTGATTTGCGAACTCTATCTTATATTTTAATTGACTTCCAGCAGTAACAGATAAATCTGCAACTGAACAACACTTAACACCACTTGAAAAATCAGGTAATGCAGTTAATGTTGCAGTAGAATAATTGCTACCATTGTCAGCACTTAATTTCAAAACTAAATCACTATTTAATGCGTTTGTTCCTGATTGGTCTTTATAAGTTATAACTGCTCCCATCTTGTTTGTAGATGAACCAGCAGTAATCGTTGCACCCTCAAATGAACCTGTTGCGTTTGAAACAGTTGCTACCCCTGTTGAATATTGAAAAGATGAAATAGTACATGTGCTTGAACCACCACCACTTGAACCTAATGCTATGTGCATTTTTCCTGTAAGAGCATTAGAAGATGTACCTTTCAATGCTCCATTACTATACACTCTGAAAATCCCAAGACTATCTCTTGTTATTAAAACTGTTGTGCCATTTGTTGATATTGAACTTGCTGTGTTATAAATTGTAACTTCTGTTCCATCAGAAGTTTTAACGTCAAAAGTTGATCCTGTCCCTGATATATTATTTCTAAATCTCATTGATTTATTTACAAATCTTCCACCTATGTGATAAGTTGATGAAGAATTATTAGGATTTCCTGATGCAAAAGTTGTGTCATCTGTAAATACTAACCAAGCGCCATTATTGGCTGACCCTGTTGAGGTCATAACTCCTGAAACTTGAAAAGGTGTGCCTGATGCAAAATTTAATTCAGATGTTGCACCTTTAGTTTGTATCATACCATCTTCGTCAGGAGAGCCACTTTTAGAATATGAACCATCTCCAACAGTATGAGAACTTAAACTTCCAGTATTCCAATTATTAGCTACAAAATTTTGTAATGTTCCAAAACTTTCTTGTATTACAGATGCTACAAATTGATCACTTGTTCTTACAACATTTGTCAAACTTGTGATTCCTGATGAGTCTTCAAAAACATCAAAACTTGCAGAATTACTATTTTGTTTTGCTAAGTTTTGGTTTGCAAAAACTCTCAAACCTAATCTTGCTATATCTACTTTAACATCAGGGTCAGAACCTACTCCACTTGGTAATTCTGTAATACTTGTTAATGCGTTGTTATTTAATTTAATTATAGCCATATTAATATTGTAACGAAATCCCCCTAATTCTTGCTTCCTTAACTCCTAGTGATTGGTTAGCAAATTCTATTTTGTACTTCAACTGAGTCCCTGAAGTGACCGAAAGGTCATTGACTTTTGCCATTTTAATACCTGTAGCAAAGTCAGGTAAAGCTGTAAGTGTAGCTGTTGAATAGTTTGAACCATTGTCTGCTGAAAGTTTTAAAATTATATCTGTGTTTAATGTGTTAGTTCCAGCATTGTCTTGATAAGTTATTACTGCTCCCATTGATGAAGTTGATGCACTTGCAGTTATTGCCGTGCTTTCAACTGAACCTGACGCATTGGCTGTTGAAGAAACTTTAAATGAAAAATCATCATTAGTTCTTGAACCATTAACATAAGAAGTTTGAAAATTTCTTGAAGTATTATTTGCATCTCCAAAAACTATAAATACTCTTCCTGTTTGAGAAACATTAGAAATTGTTGCTTTACCATTGTTAACTAAATTTAATGAACCATCATAAGGTTGAGTTACAATAGTTTGTGCTGATTTGTCATACACTACTTTAAATCCAGCCCAAGCATTACCATCATTGTAATATCCAGCTGTTCCAAATGTAGTTCCACCTGAGTCAAAACTTTGATCTCCTGTACCTGTACTCGTTTGATATGTTTGAAATTTACCTGAGTTAGATAAATTTGAAGTTCCTAATGATGATCTTGCAGACGAAGTTAAAAATGTGTCATCTTGGAATTGACTTGCATTAGAACCATAAGCTGTTGAGGCTGTTGAGGCTGTAAAAATATCAGGGTCTGAACCAGCAGTTAAAGAAGTGTCTGTGCTTATAATAATCGCTATATGGTTATATTGTTGAGTTGATATTGACCCATTTTGACTTGAAGCACCGATAAACATATTACATTGAAAATCTCCAGCAAGATCAAAAAGTTCATTTATAATAATACCTTCATAATTACCTGAAGTCGTGCTTGATGAGTTTGCAGTATTTTCTCCACCTGTCCAAGATGCAGTTTGTAATGCACCTGTGTAATCACTTGTTCTATGAAATGATGGAATGAACTGTGTTTTTAATTCATAAACAGATGCTAAATACTCATCTACATTTGAAACATTAGTCAAATTTGTAATTTTTGAACTATCTTGAAATACATCAAAAGATGCAGAGGCAGTATTAGACGCATTAAGGTTTTCTTGTGTGTGTACTCTCAATCCTAAAGTAGATAAATCATTTACAATTTTGTTATCATCAAAAGATGTTGCGTGTTGTGATACACTGGATGCCGAAATTCGTGAATCGCCAAAAGTTCCTGATGTAATTTTTGATGCTGGTAAATCAGGAACATCATTTGCAGTTATTGGTGCTGGTGCTACTGCTCGACCTATAAATCCCATAATAAATCCTATGTTATTTCTAAAATACTTAATGTTGCGTCTATCTTACTTGCAACTGAACAATCAATTTTAATTATATCAGTTGTTTGTAATACATACTTTCCACCTGATAAAACTTCTAACGAACTTCCTGCTGGAATAGAAACATCTTTTACTACAAAAACCTCTTGGTTAGTTTCTGTATCTGATGTGTTTGAATCTATTTTTACTGAAGCTGTTACTGATGTTGAGTGAACATTACAAAGTGTAAGTCCAATAACAACACAAGTAGTTGATGATGGGCAAGTGTATAATGTTAATGGTGTTCCAGCCGAACTTGGCATCGCATCATTAGTTTTTACCTTAAAAGTATTTGCCATTTATTCTCCTTATCCTAGTGCTATTGCTAGTGGCAAAGCATTAGGGTCTGTTTCAGATATTGTACCTGTTACAGACATATTGCTCGTTACTGCATTAGTCGTTGTATTTATTTGAAATAACTCTACATCATCAGAGCCATCAAATATTTTTACTTTAAGCACATTTGTTGTTGCATCATCCACAAAAATACTTCCAGCAACAGCAGATGATGGTCTTGAATTGCCTTTATGTGTTGAGTTTAATGCTTCAATAATATTATTTAATTCTGTTCTAAAAGAAGCAAAACCCTGATTATCTAATACTACATCTGAAACTTGTGCCATAATTAATCCTTATATTTAAAAAACTCTAAGATTTCAAGCCAAAACCCTGTGCTTGATAATCAAATGTTCGGCTTATACCTGTATTACTACTATTAAAAAATTGTATTGTAAAACCATTTTTAGTTTTAGCTGATATTGTGAAAAAGTCTCCAACAGCCATTCCTTGACCAGCAACCGATATACTTGGAATTGCAAAAAATGAATTATTAAATGTTACTGCCTGACCTGATGCAGAAGCAACAATATCTTCTCCTGTATCTGTTCTTTTTTCAAAATTAACACTAAATTGAAGATCGTGTACTTTTGATCTTACCTTTGCATTTTCACAAGTTAATTTACATCTAAATTTAAAAAATCTACCTTTAATTGTTGTTTGCTGTGCTATTTTTTGAAAGCTTGTTATAGAATTAATATCAGTATCGTGTGAACCTACTTGTATTTCTGCTCCAGCCTGTACTTCAGGAGAACCATCAAAAGGTGCTTTTGCATCTTCAAATAATGTTGCTCCTCTACCTGAATCAAATAAATCATATTCATCTTCTGAACTCATACCTACTTTTGCACCTAGAGTTACATCGTAAATAGCATCTAAACTAAGTGTGTTTGCAAATGTATAAAATCCTGATGACTCAATATTCCCATTAAAATTAGTAGGATTTGTTGATTGATTTGTACCACCTAAATCAAATAAACCTTCTGCTGATTCTATATTTCCAACACCATCGTCAAAGTTTGTAATTGTGTCTAAAATAAGAACTTTCCTGTTTGCATTATCTGTTGATATTGCAACATTACTATCTCTTGTACCTAAAAAATTTGCCATAATTACTCACTAAATGTTTGTGTTTGAACAAAGTTATTTAACCCTGATATTTGTGTTGCTACAACAGATGCGTTTGCACTTGCGTTTCCAAGCTTATCTACTGCTTTAATTAAAAAAGACCCTGTAATTGCATTGATTGTAGCTGTATTTGATTTTCTTCTAACAACTTTTGTTAATGGTGTACTTTCATTCCATGTAGCACCACTTGTAACATTTTGGTATCTTATTTCATACCAAGAAATATCTAAATCATTTACAGGAGTCCAAGATAACTCCATTTGATTTGAACCTACCAAAGATACAGACAAATCATCAATATCTGCTGGTGTATCAGTTGCACCTATAATTTTTCTTGATGCTGAAATAAAACTAGACGATACGTTGAAAGTGTTGATGGCCTTTACCCTCACGTCATAAGTGGCATCATCTATCACATTTAAAAATTCATGTTTAAGCTGTGAACCACTTGATATTATTTTAAAATTACTTTCATCACTTTTTTTAGCTTCTACTTGATAGTATTGAACAAATTGGTCTGTACTTGCAGTAATATCTATATTTAATCTTGTGATAACAATACCATCAGCATACTCAATCATTTCATCTGATAATGTAATTGATGCTGGTGGCTGTATAGTAAATGGGCTTGGTAAAGTAGTTGTAGGTGTACTTGCTACTTGTTGTTTTGTAGCAAAAGTATAATGAGATGCTTGGTACTCTACTAATTGTAAATTGATTGTATAATCTTCATTAAATGTCATTGATAGAACTCTAAAAGCTTTATCTGTAAATCCAAGCGATGATAAACTTACATTAACAATATCTCCTATATGTAGTTCATAAGCTTTGAATCCACAATTTATCGTCAATCCCAAAGACTCTCTTGATCTTCTTAAAATTATCTCTGCCATTTCTTCAGCCTGATATGTTGATGTAATAGTTCTAAAATCAAATCTACCCTCTAATAAAAAACCACCATCTGCTGTTTTCATAGTTGCGTGTTGATCTGCACTTGGTAAAGCTGAGTCATCAATAGGTGGAAACTGAGTCTCATCTACTTGATAATTTCTGTCAGGATTTATGTATGAAACAATAACTCTGTTAAATTTAGAGTTTTTAGTAGGAGATGCCAAAGCATATCCACCAAGAATATCATCTTCTGTAAGTGATACTGAAGCTGTGCCTATTGTTTCTATAACTAATTTATATTTACCTTGAACATAAGGCAGATACCCTCTCATACCTTTTATAATGTCTCTAACATTATCTAATACTTTTTTTGATGTATCTACAACAGCATTACAATCAAATATGTTAATATCACTACCACCTGAAAATGGTGTAACCTGAGTTTCGCAAACTTGTGAAGCATCAAAAAAACTTTGTAAATCTAAATTAGATGTTGCTATTCCTTTGCCATATCTTTCATTTCTTAAATAATCTAATAAACAAAAAGCTGGGTTTGTAGAAAAAGATGCAGTTTGCTCTGACAGATTTGATGCTAATGTTACAACTTTTTTACCTTTTACTTTTGCTTGAACAACAGGTATTCCACCAAAAACATCTTGATTCCATTTAAACCTTAAAGCTAAATAACAAATACCTCTTAATCTATGATTACTTCCCCATGATGATAAAGGTGTCAAAACACTTGATGCTACTTGGTCATCTTTACCCATAAATGCTTGTACTTGTATATGACTTGTAGAATCTTTAAAAAAATTACTATCACTACTTGCTACTTCTCTTGTAGTACCATGAGTCAATGCTCCATCGAATGTTACTACTTTATCATCAACTATTACTTGTTCTATTGAATTTACCTCTCCCTCTGCAAGAACCAAAGCAACATATAAATAAGTATTGTCTGTTCCTGAAGTTTCTATAAATACTCTTGTTCCACCAATTAGTCTTTCTCCATATACAACAGGAATACAAGCATTGTTTGATTGTTTGTTTAATAAAATACCTCTTTCAGTTTCTTCAAAATCGTTTGTACCAAAGTCAGGTACATCAGGTTTAAGCGATCTTGAAAATAACCAACCAATAGCAAAAACACCTAAAGCTACATAAGGATTAAATTTACCCTGAAACAAACTAAATGCTTGTGTTACAAGACCTGAGCCTTTTTCAACTACTTTTTCAACTGCACTACCCATTACTTATGAAAATTCCTTTTGTATTTTTTTGAAACTCTATATACTTGGTCTTGTTTGTTTAAACGTAACCAAGATATAGACTCATTTGTTTTTAATAATTTTTTAAAATAGTTATATACCCATGACATGACCTCATTACTCTTTCTAAGAATTACAATATCATATAACCAAAGATTTACACCACTTTTCCATTCGTTTTTATAAATCTTTGAACTTGTTACATAAGCTTTTTCTACATCTTTATTAAGATACGCCCAATTCACGAAACCAAATATACCTTTGTCATCTTTAAATATTTTATATTGGTTAAGATTTATAGATGGTAAAATATGATAATATAATTCAGGATATGTATTTTTTTTGTATTTATCAAAATTATAATACAAATTTATAACTTCATCAAAAGTTGTCATTCTCTACCCCATTTAATATCAAGCACATTTTCACTTGAATAATCCATGCCTAGATCAGCACTAAAAAATCTTTGTTGAGAAGCATTTGATGTTTTTCTACCTGACTTCTTGTCAAAATCTGCCCAATGGGAAACTATAATTAATTTTACATTTGATTGTGTTGTTGTTTCAGTTATCTCAAATGTGTCTATGTTTCCTGAATATAATAGTATTGGGTCAGCTATTATAGAGTTGTTTGAATCAAGTAATCCTCGATATATTTCTACAATATCATTAACAATATTTTCATTGAGACAAGTTGATATAAATGTTTGATCTGCACCTGATAGTGATAAACTTAGAGATGTTTTAGATATATCTGTCTGTTCCTCAAAAGATGAACCGCCTACTAAATGTGGAGAAGCTGTGTAAGTTCGACTTGAACCTGATATAGATGAAGTTAAATCAAATCCACAATCGGTAAGAAAAACAGGTGTAGAAAAACCTATCTCAATAAGGTGTATGGGTCTAATCTGACCTGTTAA